GCCGGTGTTGCTGGCTGCCGAGTAGTTGCCGGTGTTGCTGGCTGCCGAGTAGTTGCCGGTGTTGCTGGCGGTGTCGCCCACCACTGTCTGCTCAACCGAGCTGTCCAACCGAGCCATGATCCAGTCGATTGCTCGCGAGATCATGGTCGGCATGCTGATTTCCGCCTCCACCACCAGGGTGGCGCTGGCGATCTTGCTGTCATCGTCGTGACGGCTCAGTTGCCCCGAAGCCTTTACGATGGCGAATCGGCTTTCGCCTGGGGCGTAGTAGCCGAAGACATCAAGAGGGTACTCGCAGGAGTGGAAACCCGAAGCACATGCCTCTACCTCACCCTCATGCTTGTAGGTGCCGCCGATCTCGAATTGGTAGCCGCGGCAGGTCAGGTCCTGTTTGAACCCCTTGTAAGCGGTCACGACCTCTTCGGACGCAGCCTTTTTCTTGCTCGCCATCGCGATTCTCCGTTTTAGGTTTGCCCTGGGTTGGGGGATAGGGCGCCCGGATGGGCAAATGGGTTGGAGCTGGTGATGCCCTGCTACCGGCAGGGCGGCGGGTTATAGGTCGGCCCAGCCTTGGGTTGCTGGATCGATTGCCGGCGCCTGCTGCTTCAGCAGTTGGTCGGCGTACACGCGGGTTTCTTCCCAGGTGTCCGCATCGGCGAAGACGTGGCGCTTGTACTCGCCAGAAGTGACGCCGACGTAGCGAACAAGCGCGCCGTAGTCGCGGCAGATTTCCCGGCCGTCAGCGGCCAGCATCAGGTTGACGCAGCAGTACATGGCGCCGACTTCCAGCGGGTTGCGGTCAATGTCCAGAATCTGTTCAGTTGCCATCGTCTTGCCCTCGGTGATGCCCCGGTTCGCCGGGGCGGCTACTTGCAGCAGCCTTCAAGCCACGCCGCCATCTCCTGAAGCTCGCCTACCAGCGACTTGCGGCGGTCATGCTGGGCTGCGTGGTCGTCGCAGTTGAGACAGGCCATGCGGTAGGCGTGCAGTGCTTCGGCTGCGGTTTCCAGCTTCTTTGCGGCCACTAGGCCCAGCTTGTTGCGGGCCTGTTCAGGGGTAGAGCGGGCCATCACAGCAAGCCCCGTTCTTCGTTGCGCTTGCGCATGTCGGCGTTGAACTCGGCGCGGATGTTGAACACGGCTTCTGACTCCAGCCACTCCTCAGCTTCCAGTGCCTCAACGGCTTCCGCTTCGGTGACTCCGGTCTGAGCGACTACCGCTTTCACCTTTTTGGTCTTGGTGGCGTTCAGCTTGGTGGTCATCGTCTTTCCCTCCAGGGCGTGACTTCCCGTCTGGCCCTCGGTGGAGGGCCAGCCAGTGAAATCGGTGTTTCTCCCGCGTTCGCCTGCTGGGCTTCTACAACCCGCGGGTGTTGCTTCTGGTGTATCAGTGAGCCGCTCAGCCGGCATGCCGAACGTCGCAGCCTTCTTGCTCTGGCGCTGTTACCCGCCACCTGCGCCTGGGCGATGATTTCTGTCCTCACTGCAAGCGCTTTCGGCGCCTTTCCGCTGTGTTCCCCGCCTTTCGGCGGTACCAGGTACAAAGCCACCATCTGAGTGGCCCTGGCAGGGAGCGTGAGCAGTGCAGACCCTCGGCGCGCGATTCCAGATGCGTCGCGTCAGCCTTGAGCCTGGCCGGCAACCAGAGGCCGGCATGGGTTCCCAAATTGTCGAAAGAGCGGTCGGCTCGGTGGCCTGGGCCAGCGATGCGTTGCTGGGCCGTTGAGGTGAACATTAGGCAAACCTTCTTTTCTCGTCAATAGGTATTCCTAATTTTTTGCGATCAGGCACAAGAAAGCCCGCACTGGGCGGGCTTGAGTACGGACGGATCAGCGACTGGAAGGTGCTTCGGGATCTTCTGTAAGGCCCGGATTAGGGGCGCGGATGACTCCTATGACTGAGCATCGTAGGACAAGGCGGTCGCCTTTAGCGCTTCAGCGTGAGCAAAAATGTCATCGAGGGACTCAATGGGGTGGCGGGTTTCGTTCTTTTCGGAATCGAACGTTCCGATGTACTTTTGTGCCCTGTTGAAGTGAAGGCGAGCGATCGGCTTGCGGTTGTTGTCGTCCAGCAGGATGCCAAAGTAGCTCTGAGTGTCACGAGCTGCGATGCGCTTTACGTCAACCACCGACCGAACAATGGCTTTGACTATCGTGTAGCCCTCGATCTCTTCGGCGGTTGTCACCACTCGGTCTTTTTCCTCTTCTTCACCTTGAGATGCTGGTGCCGAATGTTCAGCTTGCGGTTGCGCTACGAGGACGGGTTGTGAGCTCCCGGTAATTGCAGACTTGAGGCGCTCATTTATTTGATCGCTTAAGAATTGCGAGGCTGCCTTTCTGGTGAGCAGGGTGAACTGGTCGCGTACCTTCTGAGTAATTATCCCTTCGTACACCCGAGAGGCGAACAGTCGAACAAAGTCCTCATCGGGCTGGCTAAACTGAGATGCCAATGCTCGCTTGATTTGTCCGACGTACTTTAGCTCGCCAGCAGCATTTATGATTGACTCGACATCAAATGCAGATTTTGTAAGCTTTTGAAGCTCTGGGATCGCGTGGTCGTCGATATCCAAAAGATCCAACTCAAGGAATGGCTTCTCATCCATCTTGTTAGGCGCATCCAAGTCAGTGAAGAATTTATAGACCTGGCCGTTTGTTAGGATTGATATCCTGGCATTTGTAACATGGAAGTATCGGAATAGTTGGCTGGCGTGGTTTATATTTAGAGGCTCCCCGATCTTCTTGCTCTCTATGAGTATTTGTATCTCGCCCTCCTTGAGTATTGCATAGTCTACCTTCTCTCCCTTCTTGGTTCCTATGTCCGAGGTAAACTCCGGAACAACCTCCAAAGGGTTGAAAACATCGTATCCCAAAACTGACTGTATAAATGGCATGACAAATGCATTTTTTGTCGCCTCTTCAGTCTGGATGGCGGACTTCTGCTGGCGGATCTTTGCGGCCAGGCTGGCTAGTTTCTCTTCGAACTCCATGACTCCCTCCCCGGGGTCCTTTTAAAAGCAACTGGCGGCCAGGCATCCGGCCTCCCTTCCCAAAACTATAAGCCCGCCGAAATAGGGCTTACACCCTACAAAACGCCAGCAGGAAGCTTATAGTCAACCACACGACCTATGATTCGAACCGTGTCGCTCACCTCAAGAGTTCGGTATACGGGGTTGATAGGTTTTAGATACTCGAACCCAGCATCTCTAACATATTGTTTCACCGTTGTATCGCGTTTTTTTCCAGGTTCGTAGCAAACCGCAACGTAGTATTTTCCGCTGATTAGGTCGAACCCTTCGGGTTGTATTAATATTCGACTCCCTTGCGGGAATAGTGGCGTCATCGAGTCGCCGTTAATTACAAGCCAATATCCATGTGGGCCGGCCTTTTCTTCCGACTCCAGCCATTCATCTGCATCGCCAGGCTGAAAATTGTCCGGACTTTCGGCCCAGTCCCCAGCCCTGACCCAACTGATCACTGGATACTTATTCCTTTTCCTTGGGGGCGTAGCCACTGGGATCACATTGGCATGCTCGCTTTGCGCACTACCAGCCTGCTCCGGATTGTCCCGGCCTGTTGGTGCGTGCTCGCGCATAGGGCCTTTTCCCGTTGCCAGCCACAGAGGGCTGACTTTCAGAAATGCCGCAGCATTGAGGAGATTCTCTCCCTCAATGCTTTTTGTCTTTCCTGAGATCCAGTCATTTACCGATGGCGCGGTGATATGACAGGCGCGCGCAAGAGCCGCCTGAGAAACCCTGGGCGGCCCCGCCATTGCGATCTTGAGTCGTTCTTGAAGTGTCTGCATTAGGAGAGCCTATCATCGGACATCTAAGGTATTCCTATTGACCTGAATAAAAGGCATGCCTAATATCGCGATGTCAGACCAAGAGAGAGCAACGCATGACGCCCAGCGAAATCATTGACGCCCTTGGCGGGACATTCCGCGTTGCGGAGCTGTGCGAGGTGAAGCCGCCGTCGGTAAGCGAGTGGAGAAGGCGCGGCATCCCGCGCGCACGAATGATGTTTCTCCGAATTGCTCGACCTGAAGCGTTCGCATGGATGGATGAGAAGGCTAAGGGCCAGGAAAGCAGGGTAGAAGGCGCCGCCGACTGACAAGCACAAATTTACCGAACCCAAATTTGTGGCGTTAGACAGGCGCGACCCCTGTTCAGGCATCCAGTAGAGCAGACAGCAAAAAGCCCGGCGGCTACCGGGCTTTTTGAGGAGGCACCGGAAGGCGGTGCCGAACATCCAACGGAGACGAATATGTCACAAGTTGCAGTCATCCAACAAGGCCCGGTCCTGGCGATGAGCAGCCGCGAGATTGCGGCGCTGGTCGAGTCCCGACACGACAACGTGAAGAGGACCATCGAGCGCCTCGGCGAGAAGGGGGTCATCAGGTTTACTCCATCGGAGGAAACCTCCCACGCTGGCGCTGGGGCGCGGCCCGTGAGCGTTTACCTCGTCGACAAGCGCGACAGCTTCGTTGTTGTTGCCCAGCTCAGCCCGGAATTCACTGCGCGCCTGGTGGACCGCTGGCAGGAGTTGGAGTCTCAGCTAGCGCATGGTGTGCCCGCCGTCCCTACGAATCTGGCGGATGCACTGAGGCTGGCTGCTGATCAGGTCGAGAAGAATCAGGCGCTGCAGTTGGTCATCAGCGAGCAGGCGCCTAAGGTCCAGGCCCTGGAGCGGCTCAGCGGTGCGGCCGGCACGATGTGCATAACCGACGCAGCGAAGCACCTCAAGATCAACCCCGCCCGGCTCTTCGACTGGCTCCAGCAGAACCGATGGATCTACCGCCGGAGCGGCTCTGCTCGCTGGATCGGCTATCAGCCACGAATCCAGGACGGCTGGATCATGCACAAGGTGACGGTTCTCGGTCGTGACGATCAGGGCGACGAGCGTGCGGCGAGCCAGGTACGCATCACTGCCAAGGGGCTGTCGGTGCTGGCGCGGAAGATCGAGGAGGGCAAGCTGTGATCCTCGGTAGCGTGTCGCGACACGAAATCACGAATCAAGAAAATGTGTCGCCGGAGGTGCGCCAGTGAGCACGATCATCATGTCGGCCTGCTGGCCGCTGCAGGGACTGACGCCGGCGCAGAAGGCTGTGCTGATCAGCCTGGCGGACAACGCGAACGACGAGGGCGTGTGCTGGCCTTCGGTGGCGAAGATCGCCGAGCGCACCTGCCTGTCCGAACGTGCCGTGCAGCAGGCTATCAAGGCGCTGAACGAGTGCAAGGCGCTGAGTATTGAAGCGCGCCAGGGGAGGTCGACGATGTTCACCGTAACCCCCGCAGCATTTGCACCCCCGCAGAAGGTTCACCCCCGCAGGAAATGCACCCCCGCAGCATCTGCACCCACCCCCGCAGATGCTGCACCCCCACCCCCGCAGGAAATGCACCCCACCCCCGCAGCATCTGCACCCAGAACCGTAATAGAACCTACAAGGGAACCATCAGGGAACCTTTTGCCGGCCGATTCCGGCCAGCCCGATGCGGAGCGTGATCGGCAACAGGCATGCCGAGCGATCTGGTCGGCGTATGCGGCAGCGTACCAGCACCGGTACGGAACCCATCCGGTGCGAAACTCGAAGGTCAACGGTCAGGTTCGCGACCTGCTGAAGCGCCTGGGCGCTGAGGAGGCTCCGGCGGTGGCCGCGTACTTCGTCGGCATCAACGACGCCTATCTGATCCGCAACTGTCACGACCTGGGCTCGCTGCTGGCCAGGGCGGAGTCGTATCGCACCCAGTGGGCGACTGACCGGCAGATGAACGGGGCCACGGCTCGGCAACTGGAGCGCACTCAGGCGAACCTGAACGCCGCCAAGGAGGCTGCGGAGAGCATCCGAGAGGAGGGGCGCGCCAATGCTTTCCTGTGACGAACAGGCCGACCTGGCCGCCGCGCTGGTGGCGACTGCTGAAACGCTTGGCCAGGAGATGAGTGCCAATGCCGCGAAGCTGATGGCCAAGGATCTCGCAGAGTATCCGGGGGAGGCGATCCGCAGCGCTCTGCAGGCGTGCCGCCGTGAATTGACCGGAAAACTCACCCTCGCAGCCATCCTGCAGCGTGTGCAGGCAGTCGATGGCCGGCCTGAACCGAATGAGGCCTGGGCGCTGGCGCTGGAAGCATCGGACGAGCGCGCAACGGTGGTCCTCACCCCGGAGATTCAGGAAGCGCTCACCATCGCTGCGCCGATCCTGGAGGCGAGAGACAAGGTGGGTGCCCGCATGGCGTTCATATCGGCCTATGAGCGCGCAGTGTCTCGCTCCCGGCGCGAGGCGCTTCCTGTCGAGTGGCGTGTGTCCCTTGGTCACGACGAGGCCGGCCGTCAGGCGGGTATCCAGAAAGCCGCCTCGCTAAAGCGCTTGCCAGCCGCAGAGGTGGCGCGCTTGGAGGGGGTGGTGGTTCTTCAACTGCCGGCCCCGACAGATGCCGGCCAAGCGATCGCCGGGCTGCTCACTGGCAATGCCCCTGCCGAGGTCACGGAGGCACCGAAGGGGTTCGCGGAAAACATGGCGAAGCTCAAGGCAAGCCTGGCCGCACACCGCGCTCAGCGCGAGCAGAAAGAGAAGGACGAAGCCGTCAGGCGGCGCGCCGATCTCAACGAACGAATCAACCGGCACAACGAGGCCATACAACAGCTACAGGAGTCCCGTTCATGAAGTGGAAGGCGCTCAACGATTATCTGGCGGTTAGCGACAGTTCCCCGCCCTACAAGGTTTGCAAACAACTGGTGGCCGGGGAGGCTCACTACCGGGCGAGCGTGCAAGGCGAATTCATTTGCGCCCCCGTTGCGTCGTCGAAAGAGGCTCAGGCTATTTGCGAGCGTCACCAGCAGATCATGTATCCGCGGGTTGTCGCGTGAAGGGGCGGGCCGTTACTTCGGAGCAGAAGCGGTGGCACGACCTGCTGGCGCGCCAGGTTGGATGCATCGCATGTCGAGTGTCCATGGGGATCGTGAACACCTATTGCAGCATCCACCACGTGGACGGAAGAACGAAACCCCATGCGCATTGGTATGTGCTTCCGCTGTGCGCTGGCCATCATCAGAACGGATACGGCGGCGAGGGATTCACCGGGATCGCTGTCCACCCCTACAAGGCGCGCTTTGAGGCAGAGTACGGAGCCCAGTCGGACCTGCTTTCGAAATGCGCTTCGATCCTGGCGGAGGAGGGGCACGACATACCGGCGGGGTTCCTCGCATGGCTGGACGGTAGCGAGGTAGAGGCATGATCTCGATTCGCCTTCCTTGGCCGCCCAGCAATAACACCTACTACCGCAACACATCTTCCGGAACGCTGATCAGCGAGCGCGGCAGGAGCTATCGCAGATCGGTATTGCAGCACTGCCTTGCGCAAGGCATCAGGAGGACGACCGGATCTGTTCGGGTTGTTATCCATGCATGCCCGCCAGATCGGCGAAAGCGCGACCTCGACAATCTCCTCAAGGGGCTCCTTGACTCGCTAACCAAGGCTGGCGCCTGGGATGACGACGGCCTGGTAGATGACCTGCGGATTGTTCGCGGGGAGGTGAAAGTTGGGGGCGAGGTGCTGGTCACCATCGAGGCGCTGGCATGAAAAAGACACATGGTCCAGATCTGACGAACAAGCCGCGCGTGCTCACTCAGTGCTCCGTTTGCCACGGAAAAGGGTACAGCCGTGGCGTATTCCACGAGATCGATTGCGCCGAGTGTGGAGCGGCGGGGTTCGTCGATGGCGTGACGGGGCTGGCGCTCGATCAGCGGGATGCGGTGGTGCAACTGAGGATGTGGGTAAAGCGGCTGCTGGAAGAGCAGCGACGCCAGGCGAGCAGTCTGGCGCGAGAAGAGAACAACCGGAAGGGAGCTGGCGGCGCTCACTTTCGAGGGGATTGACCAGCCATTGGCGCTACGCGCGCTGGAGGAGAGGACGATGATTTACGAAAGCGTTTCAAGTGCAGTCGTTTCGGCGCTGGCAGCGGACTGCATCGACAACACAAGCAAGCAGGCTTGGCAAAAGCTCTATCAGGCCGGCGAGTCTGGTCGTCGTGGTGGGGTGATGGTATCCGCTGATCTCAGGCAGCAAATCGATTGCTGGGTGCATGCTCGCTTGCATGATCAGCTCATTCCGCGTCACTGGGCCGCTCTGGTGGCGAAGTACAGCACCCATCAGGCAAAGAAAGTCCAGGCGATCTCGCTTTTGCGGTCGGTGGTCGCAACGCCGGCGCCTGCTCTCTTCCTCTACAAAGCTATAACGACCTGGGCGATTCCGAAGCTGAAGGGGGTTCAGCCGGCGTTGCGGAAAACCGTATCTGTCGAAATCCCGGTGGATGGATCACCAGAAAAGCAGGCGCGGGCAGTACGCGCCGCATTGGAGGCGGAGCGGGTCAAGCGGAAGCGTCTTGTGGCTCGATCGTCTGGAATGATCGTCCTGCCGGATGAGTTCTACGACATGAATACCTGGGATCTCGATGGAAAGCCAGAATCGACTCGGCGTGAATGGCGCAGGAAGATCCATCGTGTTCTCGACGAAATGGTCGACGAGGCGCTGGTGGCCGCGGAGCAGATTCTTAACGCGGAGGGCTTGCTGGCCAAGGATGCGGCATAGGGCTTGACTTGCCGTCATCACTCCATCAGTATTTGTCTCATCCTGCCGATCTTGCGCGTTTTGAGGATCGAGCAACAAAGAGCCCAGCCTTCGAGCTGGGCTTTTTCGTTTCTGGGTCATGCTGCCTCGATATTCACCGAGAGGCGGAGTCCGAGGGCGGATAGAGCGTTCTCCATAGCCTCCATCTTAGTGTTGTGGAGGAAGTCGACGAGCCTGTCGCCCTGGGTCTGTGCGATCCCGAGAAGCCGGCAGAGGTCAGCCTTTCGCATATCTCGACGGACCATTTCGTTCCAGAGCGCGATCTTCGCAACGGTAACTGCCGGCAGATGGATAACACGCTCGCCTGGTTGTGCCTGGCTGGCCGCGGGTATTTCTCGGCGCTGATCAACGTACAGCGAGAGGGTCGACTCGATGGCGTCGACTGCCTCGCCGATTGCGTGGACCTTGTCGTCGCCATAGCTGTTCAGCTCCGGCAAGTCTCTGCAGAAAACGGCAACGCCAGGAGCGCTATCGTCCTGTTCGAAACGGATTGCATAGTCGTACATGGTCACTCCTCCGGGGTGATCGTTCAGCGCTTGCAGGCGAGGGGGCTCATTTGAGCCCCAGTTGCTTGATGATCGCCTTGCGGGTCGGTTCTGGCATTTCCTTAGCTCCGTGGTCCGCGAAGGTGGTCTGTTTGCCGTTCGGGGCGGTGATCTTGAAGTGGCTCCCTTTGCCGGCTTCGAAGGTCACCCCTTGGGCTTTCAACCATCGTCTGAATTCGCTGAACTTCATCACCTCGTCTCTGTTGTTTAGATGGGTTCATTATACAACAAATTTGTGGTGATACAACAAAAAAGTGGTATTTATTTTTGCGGGCGGCGCTTAGCGCTGCGGGGAGTGCGGACCCTTGAAAAGCCGTGCCCGCACCCACTCACAGACCCCGCCTCACGCGGGGTTTTTCGTTTTCGCCCCGCCGAGGGGATATCGAGACTATGAAGATGCCAGAGAAGGACCCGTCATTCTGGGCCACGGTGCTGCTCGCGCTGCGCGAGCAAGGGCTGGCGATGGGGCTCGCCTTCATCCTTACCTGGCTCCGTACCCAGTACGAGGGGAAGGAGCCGAGCATAGTTCGGCAACTGATCGAAGCCGCTCTTGGCGCGATGCTGGTCATGGTTGTCGGTCTCACCGCCAAGGAGTTTGGCTGGAGTCCTGCCTGGCAGTTTTTTGCCGCCGGCTTCGTTGGTGTCCTCGGGGTAAGCACCGTGCAAAAGCTGGGCGCGCGCTGGGCGGAAAGGAAGGTGGGCTGATGAAGATCACCGACGATCAACTCGACCGCGCTACCGGCTGCGGCGCCGCTACTGCATCGACCTGGGTCGAGCACATCAACGGCGCCATGGCTCGGTTCGAGATCAACACGGCTGAGCGCGTGGCGATGTTCCTGGCCCAAGTCGGGCACGAAAGCCAGAGCCTCAAGCGTCTGGTCGAGAACTTGAACCACTCCGCAGAAGGCCTGCTCAAGACGTGGCCGAAGCGGTTCACGCCGGCAGAGGCGAAGCAGTACGCACGCCAGCCTGAGCGCATCGCGAACCGCGTCTACGCAAACCGGATGGGCAACGGCTCACCGGATACGGGCGATGGGTATCGATACCGGGGGCGCGGCCTGATCATGATTACGGGCCACGACAACTACGCCGAAGCCGCCCGCGCCCTGGCGCTGCCACTGGTAGCGCAACCGGAACTGCTGGAGCAACGGACCTGGGCAGCTATCGCCTCGGGGTGGTGGTGGAAGTCGCGGGGTTTAAACGACCTGGCTGATCAAGGCCGATTCGAGCGAATCACGCTGAAGATCAACGGGGGCTGCAACGGCGCAGACGACCGTGCGGCTCGCCTTGAATGGGCGCGCGCAGCGCTGGCGGGTGCGTGATGAGGTGGTCTCCGTGGTTGGTGGTGGCGTTGGTGGCTGCTCTGGTGTTCTGGCGCCTCGATCACGTTACTGCTCAGCGTGATGACCTGCAGGCCGCCGTCGAGCAATCCGCTGAGACGATCACCGCCATGGCCCAGCAGGCCCAGCGCGACACCCAGGCGCAGGTCCAGACCGATGCCCTGGCCCGAACCTACCAAGCAGCACTACAGGCCTCCCATGAAGAAAACCAATTGCGCCGCGATGCTATCGGCACTGGTGCTCGCGTCGTGTACGTCAAAGCCCGCTGCCCCGCAGGCGGAGTGCACCAGGCTCCCGGAGCCACCGGCAGCGCTGATGCAGGAAGAGCCGTCCTTGCTGCCGCTGATGGACAGGTTGTTTCTGATCTCCGAGCCGGAGTCGAGCGACGCGAACTGATGATCGCGGCGTTGCGTAAGCATATCGCCGGCCTGCCCAGGTATTGCCGAAGATGATCAGCATCAAGCCAGAAGGGTTCCAGCAGCAACTCGCCGACCTGACTGAGCTTGAGCAGCGGCAGATTCCTTACGCGACAGCCACTGCGCTTACGCGGACCGCGCAAGGCCTGATGGATCGATTGCGCGATGAGATGCGTGTCGTGTTCGACCGCCCGACCCCGTACACCCTGAACAGCCTGCGCATGGTGCCAGCCAGGAAAGACCGGCTCGAAGCGCGGGTTTGGTTCAAGGACGAAGCGGACGGTGCGCAGCCTGCATCGGTGTGGATTGCCCCCGAGGTCTACGGTGGGCCGCGTCGGAACAAGCCGGCCGAGCTTCAGCTCAGGGCCAAGGGGATCCTGCCCGAAGGTAAGTACGTGGTACCCGGCGCCGGTGCGGACCTCGATCGCTACGGGAACATCAAGCGGGGACAGGTCACCAGGGCATTGAGCGGCATTCGCGGCTTCAGCCAAGCCGGGTACAACGCGAACGCCACCGATAGCAGACGGAGCAGAGCGAAGGGTAATGCTCGCCGCTACTTCGTCATGACACGCAAGGGCCAGCCTATAGGCATTGCTGAGCGCACAGGCCGAGGCCGGGATGCCGTCTCGATCATCATGGCCTTCGTGTCACGCCCTTCGTATCGCCGCCGGCTGAGCTTCTTCGAGATCGCGCAGCAGTACGCTGACGAGAACCTGCCGCGTGAGTTCGAGGCGGCGTTGCGCGGCGTTGCTGTTCGGTTCGCTGCGAGGCGCTGATGAATGCACCAAAGTGGTGCGTCGCGGGTCCTCCCGGGGGTGCCCCCGTCAGAGGGTAATTCGAGCCTCGTTCTCGCTCTATATACGGGCATTTTTCACGACTTCCGTTTCCGGTTCCGGTTGGGTATCGCATGGCAACTCAGATCGAAGTGGCGAAGCACCTCGATCTCAGTGATCGCCAGGTGCGCAATCTCATCGCAGACGGTGTGCTGCCTGGCTCCAAGGGCAGGGGCGGGTTCGACGTGGATGCATGCCGGCTGGCCTATATCCGCTATCTACGAGGACTTGGAAGCGCTCAGGTCAAACCGGAAACGGCCCCTGACTCTGGCGATATTGATCCGCTGATCGAATACCGACTTACTCAGGAGCGCCTGCGGCTTACTGCGGCTCAGTCCGAGGCTCAGGAGCTAAAGAACGAAGTAACCAAGAAGCGGTTGATACCCGCTGAGTTCATCACCTTCGCTTTCGCAAAATTCATTCCGGCCGCCGGTTCGATATTCGATACGGTGGTCATGACACTGCGTCGCCGTCACCCCGATCTCACTCCCGGGCAACTCGACTCGATTAGCCGAGAGCTGACAAAGGCGCGCAACACTATCGCCCAGGCGGCAGATCGCCTACCGGAGTGGCATGACGAGTTTATCGACAGTGCAGATTGAGGCCTGCCAGGCTGCTATGTCAGCCGGCTTACTGTCTCTGCGCCGAGACGCGCCTCAGACTCCTGTGGCATGGGCTGATGATAATTTTTACCTGTCCAGCGAATCTTCCTACCAAGAAGGTCGCTGGGAGACGCTTCCTTACCAGGTTGCGATGCTCAACGCCATGGGCAACGACGAGATTCGAATCGTCAACGTGATCAAGTCCGCCCGCGTCGGCTACTCCAAGATGCTGCTGGCGGCCTCGGCTTACCAGATTGAGCACAAGCGTCGGCATATCGCGTTCTTTGTGCCAGATGATGGTAGCGCCGACCTGTTCATGAAGTCCGAGATCGAAACCATGATCCGGGACGTTGGAGCCGTCCGCGCGCTGGCGCCTTGGTGCGGCAAGAAGAGCCGGGACAACACGCTCGACATCAAGAAGTTCAGCCATGGCAAGCAGTTGTGGTGCCGCGGCGGTAAGGCAGCGAAGAACTATCGAGCTATTTCTGCTGACACTGTCATCTATGACGAATTGGCAGCCTTCGATCACGACATCGATAAGGAGGGGTCTCCGCTCGTCCTGGGTGACAAGCGGATTGAAGGCTCGACTTTTCCGAAGTCCATCAGGGGCAGCACGCCTAAGCTGCGAGGCCCAATCGATCGAGGCGGTTGCCAGATTGAGGGGGCTGTCCAGAAATCGCCACACTTGCTGCGCTATCACATTCCTTGCCCTCACTGTGGCGCTGAGCAGTATTTGAAGTGGGGCGGCAAGGATTGCGCCTATGGCATCAAGTGGGACCCTGAACAGCCGGAAGATGCCTGGTATGTGTGTGAGGCTACCGGCTGCCTGATCCGTTACTCAGAGGCGCTTGAGGCGCAGTACAAGGCGCGCTGGATTTGCGAAAAGACTGGAATCTGGACCCGGGATGGTTTCGACTTTTTCGATGTGGAGGGGGCGCCGATTCCTACCCCAGAGTCCATCAGCTTCCACATCTGGACAGCCTATAGCTTCTTTGTGACCTGGGGTCGGATTGCACAGGACTTCCTTCAGGCGAAGGGTAGTCGCAGCGACCTGAAGACCTTCGTCAACACAACCCTTGGCGAGACATGGGAGGAAGACCAGGGCGAGCGCGTCGAGTGGGACGTGCTGCTTGGGCGTCGCGAGGTCTGGCAAGGCGAGATCCCGGCCCAGGCGGTGATCCTCACTGGCGGCGGCGATACGCAGGATGATCGCTATGAGGGGAGAGTCTGGGCATGGGGGCCTAACGAAGAGTGCTGGCTGGTTTATCGCTTCGTGCTGATGGGTGATCCAGGTGGTGAAGAGCTGCGCCGCAAGCGCGATTTGGAACTGCACCGCCAATTCACTCGGAGCGATGGACTCGTGATGAAAGTAGAGCGCTGGTGTTGGGATGCTGGCGGCCACTACATCGATCAAGTCTGCGACGACAGCAAGAAGAACGGCTTGCTTTGGATGATCCCCATCATCGGCGCACCGGTTTACGGCAAGCCGATCGCCAGCTTCCCCACGAAACGCAACAAGCGAGGCGTGTACCTGACAACCGTCGGTACGGATAACGCCAAAGAGCTGTTCTACAGCCGCCTACGACTGCCCTTGGATGTGTCGAAGTCCCAGGCAGGCATTACCCAGCCCCAGGTAATCCATTTGCCGGCAAACGACCTTATTTGCGACGAGATGGAGGTCAGGCAACTGACCTCCGAAAGCAAGGTGCTCAAGGTCGTCAAGGGTGTACAGCAGTATCGCTGGGACAATCAAGGGCGCCGCAACGAAGCGCTGGACTGTTTCGTGTACGCCCTGGCCGCGTTGCGAATCAGCCAGCAACGTTTCGGCCTGGACTTGGAGAGGTTGGCCGCTGCGGGAGTTGAGGCGCTATCGCCAACTACGGATGAGCGCCCGCGGGTGCAGTCCTCTTACTGGAAGAAAGCGTGATGACCTACACCCTGGAACAATACCGAGCCCTGAAAGGGGCGGTGGCGGAGGGGGCGCTTTCGGTTCGTTATGCGGATCGCAGCGTCACCTACCGGTCGGTTGAAGAGATGCTGCGTATCCTCCGGTTGATGGAGGATGAACTGGGGCTTTCTGCGAACAACGACGGCGGACGCCGCTACACCTCCTTTTCCAAAGGCTACTGACATGAGCGTGTTCGAGACTTGGTTTCCCGGCCTGGCCGCGAGACGCGCCGAACTGCGCCTGAAGAAAATTCGCGCGGAGCTTTCGGCGGGTCTGTTGACTCGACGCTTCGAGGGAGCCGCGGGCGGTCGGCGCAATGAAGGTTGGCGCTCGGCGGGGACCGATGCCAATGCCGAGAACGCCCCGGCGCTTGGGCGACTGCGCAACCGTGCACGGGATCTGCGCCGAAACAACCCTTATGCCGAGCGGGCGGTGACGGGGATTGCCGACAACGTGGTGGGTGCGGGGGTGGTACCCCGGCCCATGGCGCGCAGTGATCGAGCCAACAACAAGCTGGGCGCGCTCTGGCGGGCCTGGGCCGAGACGTTGGCCTGCGACGCCGACGGGTTGGAGAACTTTTATGGCCTGCAGCACAAGGTCATGGAGGCCATTGTCGAGGCGGGCGAATGCCTGGTCCGACGGCGGAAGCGCTTCAGTAGCGATGGGTTACCCGTACCGATGCAACTGCAAGTGCTGGAGGCGGATTTTCTCGATGAAGCGCGCAGTGGCAAGAATGGCAAGAACGAAATCATCCAGGGGGTGGAGTTCGATCCGGTGGGGCGGCGTGTCGCCTATTGGCTGTTCGACGAGCACCCCGGGAGTACGCTGGCAATGCGTTCGTTGGAGTCGAGGCGCATTCCCGCCGAGGACGTGATTCACGTTTTTCTGTCTAAGCGCCCGGGGCAGGCGCGCGGCTACAGCTGGCTGGCGCCGGTGATGCAGCGCATGCGCAGCTTCGACGAGATGGAGGACGCGATCATGGAGCAGGCGAAGATCGCGGCGTGTTTCGCGGCCTTCGTCACCAAGGATGAGTCGATCACGGGGCTCGAACGAAAGAGGCCGCCGCTGATCGAGCGGATGGAACCCGGGCTGATCCAGGAGTTGGGGACTGGCGAGAGCGTGAGCTTCGCGGCGCCGCCGGTCTTCAACGGCTACTCCGCCTATTCGTGGCAGGCCCTGCATGCGATCTCAGTTGGACTTGGGGTGCCGTACGAACTGCTGGCCGGCGACCTGAAGGGTGTCAACTTCTCCAGTGGCCGGATGGGCTGGCTGCATTTCGCCCGGCGGGTGGATGTATGGCAGTGGCGGATGCTGATTCCGCAACTCTGCGAGCCGGTCTGGAAGTGGTTCATGGAGGCGCAAGCGTTGCTGCCTGGTGGCGTCCTGGAAGACGCCTTGTCTGAATGGGTACCGCCGCGCCGGGACATGGTGGATCCGAGTGCCGAGGTCAGCGTGATCAAGGATCGCCTGCGCCTTGGCCTGATCACACCAGACGATGCGCTGCGCGAGATGGGCTACACCGACCCGGACGATGTGCTGACCCGTTATGCCGCCCACCTGTCGAAGGTGGATGAGCTCGGGTTGGTCTTCGACTACGACGCGCGCAAGGTCTCCAACGGGGGCCAGGCGCAAGCCAAACCGCAGGGGAGCAATTCCCAGCAAGCACCTGAAGAGACTTCAAAAGATGACGGCAATGACCCAGACGCATGAGACGCCGATGCTGAGCCTGCGCGCCGCGGTGCGGCCGGGCTCCGTCGATATCGAGAACCGAACCGCTGAACTGACCTGGACTACCGGGGCGAAGGGGCGGCGCTGGTCCTGGGATATCGGCGCGTATATGGAAGAACTGGAGGTGACGCCCGAGGCGGTCCGGCTGGACCGGCTGAACAACGGCGCGCCGTTCCTGAACACCCACAGCGCCTGGGAGTTGGGTGACGTGGTTGGCGTCGTCGAACGCGCCTGGCTGGAAGGGGGAGCGGGGCACGCACTGGTCCGCTTCAGCAAGCGCGAGGATGTCGAGTCGATCTTCCAGGACGTGCGCGACGGGATCCTGCGCAATATCAGCGTGGGCTATTCCGTCCATCGCTACGAGTTGATCGAGGCCCCTGACGACAAGCTTCCGACCTACAGGGCAGTGGACTGGGAGCCAATGGAGCTCTCCCTTGTGCCGATTGGATTCGACGATGGGGCGAAGGTGCGAAACGCCAAGACTCCTGCCGACTACCAGGGCCAACGTTTCACCACCCTTTTCGAGACCCGGGAGGCCGAGACGCCGACCGAACAACCGGCCGCCGTGGCCAACCCAAGAGAGGAAAATGCAATGACCGAAGAAGAGAAACGCGCGGCCGAGGAGTCGATTCGCCGTGAAGCCGCCGAGGCTGAGCGCAAGCGCTGCCTGAGCATCCGCCAGATGGCGCGCAAGGTGGGGCTGGACGAGGACGTGGCGGAGGACTTGATCTCGCGCGGCGTGGCCCTCGAGCAGGCCAGCGCCGAGCTGATCGACAAGCTGGCCGAGCGGCAGCAGTCCGAGCAGCCGGAAAGTCGTAGCGCGCACGCCGGCGTGACCAGCGATATCGACCTGTCGGTCGTTGCCGCCAAGCGCGAGGCGATGCAAAACGCCCTGCTGCATCGCTGCAACCCCAAGGTGAAGCTGGAGGAGGCCGCCCGCGAGTTTCGCGGCATGCGCTTGATCGACATGGCCCGCGAGTCCGTGGAGCTGGTTGGGGGGAAGGTCCGCGGACTGACCCCGCAGGAAGTGGCGCGCGCTGCCCTGGGCTGTGACCGCCAGGCGTTCCGGGCAGCGGGCATGCACACCACCAGCGATTTCCCGCTGCTTCTGGGCAGCACCGTGAACCGAACGCTGCGCGATGCCTACGCGCTGGCGCCGCAGACCTGGCGCCCGCTCGGCCGCCAGACCACCGTCCCGGACTTCCGCGAGGTAACCCGCGTGGCGCTGGGCGATATCGCCGCGCTGGAGAAGGTCAACGAGCACGGGGAGTACAAGTACGGCTCCCTGGGCGAAGAAGGCGCGCCGATCAAGGTGGCCAAGTTCGGCAAGATCATCGCGATCACCTGGGAGGCGATCGTCAATGATGATCTCTCGGCGCTGACACGTATTCCGCAAGCGCTGGGTGCGGCGGCGGGACAGACCGAATCGAACCTAGTGTGGGATCTGCTGCTGGGTAATCCGGAGTTCGTCGATGGAGAGGACCTGTTCTCGGATGCGCACGGCAACGTCGCCGCCAGCGGCGGCCCGATCAATACCGCCACACTGGCGGCCGCTCGTGCCGCGATGCGCAAGCAGAAGTCCAAGGCCGGGCATTTCCTCAACCTGGCGCCGGAGTTCCTGGTGGTGGGGCCGGACAAGGAGCTGGAGGCCTTCCAGTTCACCAGTTCCAACTACGTGCCGGCGAAGAACGCCGACATCAACGACAGCCGCAACGCCTCGCTGACGGTGATCGTCGATGCGCGCATTACGGGCAACCAGTGGTACCTGTACGCCGCGCCGGGCGTCGTTGACACCTTTGAGTATGCCTACCTGGAAGGCGAGCAGGGCGTCTTCACCGAGACCCGCGAGGGGTTCGAGGTGGACGGCATGGAGATCAAGGCGCGGCTGGTCTTCGGCGCGGCCTGGATCGACTACCGCGGGGCCTACAAGAACGCCGGTAACTGATCGGCAGAGTCAAGCTGAAGGGCGCCACGGGGCGCCCTTTGTGTTTCTACGAACTCCTTGCGAGGTAAATCATGAAGACCTTCATCCAACATGGCGACATGCTCACCGTCCCCGCCCCCGCTGGTGGAGCAGTATCGGGCAAGCTGTACAAGGTCGGCGCCATCCTCGGTGTTGCCGCAACCACCGTCACCGATGGGCAGCCCGTCGAGTTGAAAACGACCGGCGTGTTCGACCTGCAGAAGGTGGCCGCCCAAGCGTGGGTCGTGGGTGATCCGCTCTACCTGGACGCAGCCAGTGGCGATCTGACCAATGCGCCTGGCGCGGGCCTGGTCCTGGTGGGGCTGGCTACCGAGGCGGCAGCAAATCCCTCCGCGGTTGGCCGCTGCCGGCTCAATGGCGTTTCGGCTCCAGCGGCTGAAGGTGCAGGAGGCTAGTCCCATGGGCTGGGCGAACTGGCGGGATCGCCTACATCAGACGGTAATGAAGACTTTCGCCGATGGGCGGGCGACTCACCAGAGCGCCTCGGGCGCGCCACCGTCCTGCGGCTTCGAGGTCATCATTGATCACAACCTGATGATGACGGGTCCGGAGGGCATGTTTCAGACAGACAAGATCGGGATCAGTTGGCGCAAGATCGATCTGTCCGGAGCGAGTCGGGGTGACGTGTTCATCGTGGGTGGTCAGCGCTTCATGGTTGAAGAGATGGTTGCGGACGATGGGCACATCCTGACCGCCGCCTGCAGGAAGGACCTATGCTGAAACCCAACGTCTTGACCGTGGGGCGACGAGCGTTGCTGGCGCGCCTGCAAACGATCACGCCGGCCAACGGCTACCGCACGGATGCAGGTACCCGTGTGCTCTCCGGCTGGTTCAACGAACTGATCAAGGAGTGCAGGCAAGGCTTCCCGCTGATCGTCGTTCAGCCGGCCAAGGAGCAGCCGCCTGAGCATCTCGACGCCGGCGTTCGCTTCCATCGCGGCTTCGACGTGGTAGGCGCGGTGCAAGGCGGGTATGACCACTATGAAGAGGCCCTGGAGGATCTGCAGCTCGACCTGCTGGCGTGCCTGATGCCTGCCCCCAAGGGGCAGTTCCTGCGCTGGCTGCCTCGCGAGCGCGGCATTGCCGGGCTGACGCTGGGAGCGCCTGAGCCGTACCCGCCGGGTGATGCTGTGGCCGCTGCCGTGATTCGAATCCCTGTCTATCTGAAAACCATCATCGAAGGGTGATCCATGAAGAGCGAAACCCAGGCGCCGGTTCCGGTCGACGCCCCGGCGCAGCCTGCGCCGAGCAAAACCGTCGAGGTCACCCTGGCCAAGGTGCATTGGCACCAGGGCGAGGAGAAGGCGGTCGGCGACAAGATCAACGTCAGCCCTGACCAGGCTGAATTCCTGCGCCGCGAGGGCGTGGTCAAGAAGGAGGCCAAGTAATGGCTATCGAGAAAGAGACGTTCGTGATCGGCGGCTGGCTGAAGGCCCGTGAAGCGGGTACCGGCGGAGCCTTCCAGAAGGTGGGTCTGGTGTCCACCTTGCAGCAGACCATCGAGACCAACGAGATCACCCTGCCGGACACCACCACGCCGCAGGGTGGCGAGTACGACGCCGTATCGCGGATCACCTCGGTGGGCCTGTCGATCAACTTCCGCGAGCTGTATACCGCGATGCTGGCGGCGCTGATGTGGGGCGACGCCACCCGCGTGCCGTCGGCAACGCACACGGATGAGGCGCATACCGTGGTGCCGGGCGGAACCCTTGCGCTCGACTTCATGCCGCTGGAGATCACCAGTGTCACCAGTGAGGACGGAACGACCACCTACGCCGAGTTCGACGACTGGAACATGACGGGTTCGGGCCTGGAGTTCCTTGAGGGCGGCAAGATCAGCGCCGCCTCGCCGATCAAGGTGACCTACAAGTCCGCGACCGTCGATGTGATCGAGGCCCTGACCAACAGCGGCAAGGTCTTCGAGTTCCTGTTCGAGGGCGAGAACGCAGCCGGTACCCAACGGCGCATCCTGGCCCGGTATTTCATGTGCCGGCTGAACCCGTCGAGCCAGCAGGATTGGATCAGCACCGATGACTTCCTGGCTGCCGAGGCCACTGCCAAGGTCCTGATGGACCCGACCAAGGTCGGCGCTGGAAAATCGAAGTACTTCAACATCAAGAAGGAACTGGCGACGGTGTGACGCCGTTCATGCCCGGCAGGGACGCCGGATGTGGGCGAGCCCGCGTGGTGCTACAGTGGCGCCATTTAGGGAGGGGTTGAAATGTACTCTAGGTCGCGCGGATTTACCCTTGTCGAGCTGATGGTCATTGTCGTCCTTTTGGGTGTCATGGTCGCTTTCGCCATTCCGTCTTTTGTGAATCTCATAAAAGGCAACAGCATGGCCTCGGCGCGCAATGATTTGCAAAAGAGTCTCGATTATGCGCGTGCGATGGCCATGACAAATAAGACCGGGGCGCAGGTCTGCGTGGCTGATGGGACAATAACCATCAGCCAGGCCGACAAGGCTGAAAGATTTATTTCTAGAAAGAGTAGAGACGATAAACGTGTTGAATACGGTTACAAGTATAGCTGGGCTGTAGTTAGTAATATCTCGTCTCGGGAATACCAAAATATTGGTTCAAGTGGTCTTGATTCAGGGTGTGTCGTTTTTGCTAATAATGGCGCTATACCTGCTCTTGCTAAACGCAAGACTCCACCTATGGACCAGGATGGAAAGTGTAATACAGGTGGTGGTGGCAGTTCGTTTGTATATGAGAGCGGGTTCTTCGGTAAGTCTGATGGTGCTACAGACCCAGAGTGGAAGATTATATTCAACAGTGCTGGGCACTATACGGTGAAGCCTAAAGGGGCGGACCTAACAGGAGAGGAATCCTGGGATACTTTTGACTGCTAGGATAGTTCTTATTTCCCAGAGACCCCGCCTTATGGCGGGGTTTGTGCTTTTTGGAGTATTGAAATGTCCGAGATGACCGCAAGCAAGGTTGTGAAAGTGGGTGAGATTGAGGTGATCGTCCGCGAGTTGGCGGTGAAGGACTTGCGCAAGATGCTGATTCCGAGTGATGAGACGATTCTTGACGCGGCGCTGTTCGAGGAGCTGAGGCTGTCCGACCTGCTGCTCATGACCAGCCTGGAGCGCGACACCATCGAAGGCTTGCGCCCGAGTGAGCTGGCGATCGTGATCAAGGCGTGCAAGGAACAGAACCCGCATTTTTTCGCCATGCTGGCGCGTCTGGAGAAAGTCCAGCGCACGCGCTGAAGCATCTTGAACGGGCCGCCTGCGCCCTGATTCGCCTGGGCCATCAACAGGTCTGGGACTACCCCTACAAACTCTTCCTGCAAGCGCTGAAGGCTGAATGAGATGGCAGACGTAGAACTGCGGCTGACGGCTGACCTCGATGAGGCCGCCCGCGAGATTTCGGGCTTTCGCAAAGCCTATGCCGAGATGGCACGGGAGATCGAGAAGCCGCTGCGCCAGGTTAACTCCTTCCGTCAGTTGGAAAGCAGCCTTGAGGGTACGGAGCGGCAAATGCGCTCGGCGCGTGATCGCGTGCGTGAACTGGGCAATGAGCTGGCGCGTACGTCCACGCCGACCAGGGCATTGCAGGGAGACTATCGCGCGGCGACTCAGGAACTGGCCAGGCTGGAGCGGCAGGAGCAGTTGCAGATCAGCAAGCTGTCGGCAATGCGAAGCGAGATCCAGCGTACCGGGGTGGATACTCGAAACCTGGCGGCGGAACAGCAGCGGCTGGCGGCGACCCTGGGGCAACGCCTTGGCGCAGGCCGTGCCGACCTGGCGATGAACACTAGCCTGGATCGACTGGGCATCAATCGCCTGCGTGAACTGAAAGCTAATCTGGTCAGCTTGCAGCAGGATTACCAACGTCTTACTCGCGCGGGGGTGTTGTCGGCGACGGAGAGGGCGGCGGCGGAGATTCAATACCGTAACCAGCTCAAGGCGACGCAGACGCAAATCCGCGAGATACAGACCGGCTCGAGCCAGGGCGGGCTGGGCGTTCTGGTGGGAAGGGCCGCTGGCGCGGCAGCGATTCTCTACACCATCAAGAGCGTGGCCGGTGCGTATTTCAATGCGGCGGATGCAGTCGGGGAACTGAGCGACCGCCTGCGCAACGCAACCGCGGATGAGGCGGAGTACGGCCAGGTTCTCGATCGCCTGCGGGCCAATGCCGATAGGACCTATACGCAGTTTGCCGACGGTGCGGAACTGTTTCTCAGCGCAATTCGTCCGCTCCAGGAGCAAGGCTTTTCGACGGATGAAGTACTGCGCTTCACCGAGACCCTGAGCGCTGGGCTTGTTGCCAGCGGCACCAAGGGTGAGCAGGCCACTGCGGTCATCAACAACCTCAGCAAGGCATTGCAAACCGGCACCTTGCGCGGCGATGCGTTCAATGCGGTCATCCAGTCCTCGCCGGAGTTGGCGCAAGCCCTGGCTGACGGCTTGGGCGTGACGCGCGCGGAGCTGATCAAGATGGCCCAGGCGGGGGAGTTGGCTACCGAGAAAGTCATTCCAGCCATCAATAGCCAATATGAGCAGTTGACCGAGAAGGTCGACAACATGCGCGTCACCGTGTCCGATGCCTCGACCCGATTTGGCAATGCAATGGATCGGATCATCAGCAAGCTGGATGACGTGACGGGCGCTTCGAATGCGACGGCCAGTTCCATCAATGCTGCGGCGCAAGCACTGAATGGATTGGCGGATGGGAATGATGTTCTGTCCAATACGTCCAGGCTGGCGAACCAGGCGGCCGGCTCGGTAGCCATCATGCCGGCCAGTTTCAAAGCTGGGGCTGCGGCCTTGTCTACCTGGGCCTACATCTACAGAAAGACAGTTGGAGATACGGAGGAGGCCACCAAGCAAGGTGGCGAAAGGATCAACTCTATCGTAGCTGCGTATAACCAGCGCCAAGCTGAACTGCGTCGCCAGAACCTGAACAACCTGAAGGAGGTGGCGGCGGCGCAAGTCAAGGAAGCGGAAGCGGCCGCCAAGAAGCAGGCTCAGGCTGAGCGCAAAGCCTTGGACGAGGTGAAGAAGATCCGGGCCGAACGTCTGGCTATCGAGGAGAAGTACCGGGACACGCTGGCGCAATTGACCGGCGGCGGCACGGGGGAGGCAAGTTACTCCAGCGCCTCGGCACTCAAGGTCGAGGCACGCAATGCGCTCCAGCGGGGCGATGCGGAGGGTGCCCTGAAGCTGGCTGAGCGAGCCAGGCAAATGATCCTGGACATGCAGAAGGCTGGGCAGAGCACCTATGGCCTCGCCGGGTTTGCCAAGGAGCTGGAGCAGATCGAACTGGCGGCCAACGGTGTCCAGCAGAGCAAGGCGGACGCCAAGTTGCAGCAGGTCAAGGATGAGATTGAGGCTCTGGCCAAGGCTGCCGAGAAGGTCAAGAACCTGACGATCACTCCGTCGATGGACCCGCAGGCCGAACAGAAAGCGGAGCAGGCCGTCAAGGCGCTGGCGGAAAGGCTGGGCAATCTTCTGGTGCTCAAGCCAACCATTGCCCCTGATGCGTCGTCGATGGTTACGCCGACCCCTGGAGGGCCCTCCGCGCTGGATACCTTGGCGGGCGGAAAGCCTTCGCTGAAGGATCTATCGAAGAGTCCAGACTTCAATCCCGACATGCTGAAGGTCAAGGCCAGCGTGGAGCCGGAACTGGATACGCAGGCGCTGGAGCAGGCCAAGTCTGAAGCCGAGCAGAAATTTGCCGAAGGTGGCGGGCCGACGGTCACGGTGGGATCTGAGCTTGACGAAGGGGCTGCCAGCGAGACTCAGGCCGCTGTTCAGTCGTTCACTGACTCGATTCCGAAGCAAGTCGAGATATCCGTGGTGCCAAAGTTCTATGGCGAGGCCGGCAACTGGTCGCAGTTCCCGAGCGGGCAGCAGCCCCCTGGCTTTGCCGGAGGTGGTCGGATCATTGGGCCTGGCACGGGTACTTCCGACAGCATCCTGGCCCGCCTGTCCAATGGCGAATTCGTTGTCCGCGCAGCAGCGGTGCGCCATTACGGGCCTGATGTTCTTGATCGGCTCAACAGCCTGCGCGTCCCGAAGTTTGCGGACGGTGGAGGGGTGAACATTCCCCGCCTGCTACCGAGCATTCCGGAGGCTTCTCCGGCGCTGTTGCAGCAGGCCAGCCCTGGGCCTATGGAGAACATGGGGTCGCTGACCATCAACCTGGGTGGTGAGGGTGACGGCTTCACCGTTTACGGCTCCCAGGACACGCTCCGCGACATGCGCAAGGCCGCCGCGAAGTTCGGGCGGACGCGCCGATACTGACCTGGCCCGCTTCGGCGGGCTTTGTTTTTCCTGGAGTTCTGAATGATCCCGAATGTGATGCTCGGTGGCGTGCCGATCGTGATCCACGGCGGCGCGCCGCAGTGCCAGTACCAGCCTGTTGAGGGTGGTGTCGAGCGGTTGCGGCTCAGCGGAGGTGCGGCAGTACAGATGACGCACTGGCGCAAGACGGCAATCACCATCAGCGGTTCAGGATGGATCGGCACGGGGATGCTTGGCCTCGACTTCGACAACCCGCTGGAACTGCGATGCAACGCGTCGCTTGGCATCTCGGGTCGTACTGCCGCCGACCGAGTATTCACCATCCCGGGCGAGGTTCGGCCGGACGCCGGTCCATGGGGGCTGGCGCTGATCGGCCGTGAGTGGGTCAGAACGGACGTGTCGTCCGTCGGCCAGGTGGTAACTGTGTCGGAGATCCCAGGCGCGCAACTCTACCGCGTCGAGTGGTGGCCGCTGTTCCACGTCTTCGCATCCATCCCTCCTGAAGCGCTTGATTCTTCGAACAACAGCCGGACCTGGCAAATTGTCGCTGAGGAAATCTGATGCTTAACGGTGGACCGCTCAATAGCGCTGAGCTGAACTCGGCCGCTCACTCCGCTGTGCCTGGTCCTGAGCCGATCATCCCTGGCTACGCTTTCACATGGCGCCCAATCGTGCGCGTTGGCGATGACGACGTTACGCCGCTCCTGACCGGGGAGATCGAGGTCGATCGTGAAGAGGGGGCGGCTGGCGTCGCGTCCTTTTCGATCTATCTCGGCGACGGACCTGTTGTCCCTACGGACTGGATCGGTCGAACCGTAACCATCGACTACGCAACGGAGACCGCGGGTGAACTGAGTCAGGGGCGACGGTTTACGGGGAGAGTTACACAGCCAGCCTGGAATCCTGTTCGGCGCGTCCTGGACGTCAGTTGCACGGACCAGTTGCAGCAGCGTGTAGAGGCCATGGAGATTGCGGCCGTCGACGCCCTGGTCGGCGGCGCCTGGTCCGCAGATGTGTTCGAGCCGGTCGATGGACGCTCGCGGTGGGACTACGCCCAGGAGCGTTTGACCAGCGTCACCGGGAGCTTGGACTGCTCGCCATATGGTGCTCTCCGCGTCACATCATGGCTTGCTGTGGCGCCTGCCTTCGAGTTCGGCCCAGGCTCTACGGTGTACGGAACGCTTGCAGTCGAGCTGGCCGACCTGAGTTCGCAGACGAACAGGGTCGAGATCGAGTGCGACTACCGATTCAGCCGGCTCTGGCAGTTGAACGCCTCGTATGGTTGGCAGCACCCGGGAACGGGCAATGCCGTTGGTGAGGCGGGGTTCTGCAACTGGCGTCATGACGACACCGAACTGCCGGATGTCGAGATGATTACAACTGCCACGGAAAGCAAAGGACAAACTCTGTTCTATGCAACGTGGTACCCGCTGCCACCGACAGGCGTGTACTGCAACCCGCCGGCGGCATGGGTCAACAACTTCACCGAATTGCTGCTCGGCGGAAATTGGATTGCTGGCCGGCGCTGGGTGCAGTCCGTCACAGAGAGCTACCGGTTGGTCATGGAAGTTCAGCCGAGCGTGGCGGCGACCGGCCCGATTGTCGGTCGGCAGCGCGCCTCGTTCGAGATCGAGTCGGACAGGGCCGAGCGCTGGGAAAGCGACCCCATCACGGGCGGCAACACAGGCCATAGCGATGAAAAGGACGACAGCCGGCGATTGGCTGCGCTGAACTGCCTGCTCGCTCAGGGAGCAACGACGCTCATCTCCGCACACCGCGGGACGACTGTGACGTGGGACGTGCCCACCAGCATGGTTCTACCGATCGACCTGGTGCATACGATCCGACTAGATGATCAGGGCGCGCGCGCGGTGGGCAAGTGTCGACGCATTGTCGACCGGCTCGATCTTGCATCCGGAAGCGCCCTGACCACGATCTCTATCGCGGTGATGCGAGGCGGCGGTGGCGCAGCAGACCCCCTTGTTCCGCCGGCTGGCTCGGCGGATCCCGTCAGTCCGCCGTCGGGTGGCGGCCAACTCTCGACGCAGCTCGGAGGACGAAACGGCGGTCCCGCGTATGACGATGAGGTGGATGGTTTCTCAGGTAACTGGAGCAATCGCGATCCCGGCGCTGAACTGTTCCCGAGGCGCTTTATTGTGACATCGCCAGAGATACCGGCGAACTACCGAGACGAGCATGCGCCGGAGATCGCAGCCACTTACCGGGTAGCTGTACCTGATGACGTACTGGAGATGTAGCGATGGCGAGAGCCTGGATCAACAACTGGAAGACGACGCTGAGCGCCGGCCTTTCGCCTGGCGCGTTGAGCCTGACGGTGCCGGATGCCGCCGCCGCGTTGCTGCCTCTCTCCGGCGGTAGCTGGGTGCTGTTGACGCTGGCGGATGACGCTGCCGCGCAGCATGAAATCGTGAAGGCAACCGCCCGCGCAGGCGGTGTGCTGACGATTGAGCGCCGACAGGAAGGAACCTCCGACGGCAACTGGCCGGCGGGAACGGCGATCTATGCAGCCGTCACGGCCGGCGACCTCATGACGCTCCAGGCGCGCATCCAGGCTCTGGAGTCCGGGGCGTCTGGCGGCACCCTTGTCGACGAAACCGGCGCAACGCTGGTCGACGACGCCGGCAACAACCTGATTATGGAGAACATTTGATGGCAACTGTTACGCACGTCCTGTCCGGCGCCGGGGAGCCGCTCGATCCGCCGCCAAGCATCGGTGCTCACTACGTGAACACGAACAACGGCGCGCTATACCTGGCGAAGGGCACCGCGAGCGGTGCCGATTGGGTGAAGCTGGGTAGTGGTGGTGGCAGCACTCCGAGCGAGGTGCTCCATGTCAATACCGATGGCCAGTTCCTTCTCGAGCCTCAACACTCATTTGTTGAGGCCCGTCTGTTCGCAATTCCCGAGCTCGGCACTGCAGCAATTGGAATCGATCCCAGCACATCCCGACAGTTCGACCTGAATGTCAGGACTGCGGGTCCGAGCGGGCAACAACTGCAGATCAGAGTTACATCGGGTGAATTGCCCGGAGGTATGTCGATCGTGGGTACCTCGAGGCAGTGGGCTGTTCAGGAGTCGTATGGCTTCTTGATCAATGCAAATGACCTCAACGGCGAAGTGTGGGCGCGCGTCTATTTCGATGCTGACGAGCTCACCCTATCGATGCTTGTGTTCAGCGATGTGCCGAACGCGTAGGAGATAGCGCATGGCTCTATCAGACGAGCGCCGCGGCCTCGGCGCGAGGAACGAAGCGATCCGCCGCGCCGGCGGCCAACGGGTTGAAGCGGAGCGGCGTGGCGACCAGGGCTTGACCGCGGCACTCAACCGGCTGATCGAGCCGGAGCGTCAGGCACGCGCACTGCGCAAGATCGACCCGCGCGGCGCCCTGGATGCTGCGCGCGGCAGGGCCGACTACAACCCCGCCGGCAAGCAGATCGGCGGGGGCGGTGTGTCCTGGCCGCTGGCCGAGACCGACAAGTCGAAGCGCACGGTGGCCGACGAGGAGATCGTGAGCACCGATGGCCTGGTCGTCGTTGTGTTCAAGCGCGTCACCAGCTTCGAGATGCAGGATGGCGGCTCGAATATTGGCCGCATGGAGTTCAAGGCATGAATCAACTTATGCCCTGGGACGGCGAGGTCGTTCGCATGGGCTGGCCGTGGCACGGAAAGATTCGCCAGCAGAACAAGGATCTGGCCGGCTACGTCACCCTGCCGAACGGGGCGACGCGCCCAGCGATCGCGTACTACGGCAACTGGCCGATGAATCACACGCATCTGTTCGACATGGGCCTACCGGACCAGGACGACCCGCAGGTCGAGGAGCAGGGCGGGAAGTGGTGGGGGCGAACGATCCTCCGAGGCGGAGGCAATTACGACTATCAGTTGTACTACGGCGGCGCGACGACCTCGGCCGAGGGGCAGCCCTATACAGGCGGCGCCCCATTCAGGGGGCTCCCCCTCTGGTGGTCTAGCGACGAGGAGCCGCGCCGCCCGCTGTATGTGGATATCTACCTCAATGTGGAGCAGGGTAGCTACTACCTCGATTTTTGGACAAAGGGCGGAACGATTCACGCCCTTCGGAAGAAGATAACGCTTGAGGATGTTGGACAGGGCGCAGGACAGCCGGAGTGTGCGGTAAAAGATCTGCTCGGGAGCAACTTCGACTACTGGTTTTTTGGTGAAAACGTCAAGCTGGACTACCTGAAGCTGCTGGGGGTCTACCGAAATCGGTTGCTGCTTGGGGTGGTTGTGAGACAGGGTGACGGGATGCGGCAGATTGACCCACCGCCAGGAACGTCGGTGGTCAGCGGTTCGTCCCCGTCTGGAGCCCCTCAGGGGTTGTATGGTCTCGTCGAGGTGACCATTGCCCCGGATATCCGAGATCCAGATGCGGATCACAGTCAGACGGTCACAATAGGCGTGATCGAGAATCGCCAGGCCGCGCTCGGTAATCCGGTTCATCAGGTGACCGACGAGAGCAGTCAGCCGGGCGATCCCATCGAAACCACGCTTTATCGAGAGGAATGGAACCAGACCTCCGGGTTGCTGACCGCTTGGTATGACGCCCAGGGAAACATCCATACCGCGCGCTACAACCGACGCCACTATGCACTTAAGGAGTACCGCAACGAGCCCGGCGTGACGACAAGAACAGCGACGGAGCGTAGCAGCGAGGTTGCGCTGTTGAGCGGCTCCGGATCAGTTGTCGACAGCACTGTACTGACAGAGCAGTTCGAGGCGATCTACATCCCAGGGACAGGACTGCAGATCACTCGGACGGTGACGTGTACGGGAGAGCCGGATGACGTCACGACCTATACCGACCCAGACCATACGGGTGGGCCGGTGGTCACCCCGCCGACGACGACATTCCCCCCAGGCATGCATATCGTCAACACCGTTGTGACCTACCAGTGGCTGGTGAACGGCGAGAACATGCTGGCCAACCAGGACCAGCATCAGGTGTGGCTCGCCGCGTTGAGCAACAACAGCGCAGCCATCTGCCACATCCGCGATCCGTTCGACTATCCCGAGGGGCAGACCACAACAACCGTCAGCGTTCGCCAGGGGCCGGCCGTGCGCCTCGGCGGCGTGACCTCTGGAACGGTTACCGACACCCTGACCAAGAGTAAGCCCGCGCATGAGTACCGGCGCGGATTTTTCTGGGAGCCAGCCGACCGCTGGGTGCGAGCCAGTTGCAACCCGATCACCGGAGAGCTCTCTCGCGGCCCGGAGTGCATCCAGTACCTGACCAGTTGGGTTTAGCCCCTCCTACTACTTCAAGGAGAAGCCGCATGACGCCGGCCTGTGTACCCCTGCGCATTGAAAAAGGGGCGACGTTCCGCGACACGATGCGGATCATGCAACCGAGCCTTGTCTACCGGCCGATCACCCAGATCGCGTCGACCGCTCCCGTCCGGCTGACCATCCCCGGCCACGGGTTGCCCGACACCTGGTTAGCCTGGATCGATGGCGTCCAGGGCATGCCCGAACTGAACCGCACCCGGCTTCGGCAACTGCCTCACCGGGTCGCGTCCATCGACGACGACATGATCGAGATCAACTTGCTGTCAGCCGCTGGCCTTGCGCCTGTGGGCGGGCAACTGATCTACCAGCCACCTGTTGACCTGGCTGGCGCCGAGGTACGGATGCAGATCCGCGATGCGCCAGGTGGGACTGTGCTGATGACGCTGGCGCTCGGCTCTGGTCTGGAACTCGCCGGCGCCGGAACGATCTCGCGCGAGATATCGGCATCGGCTACCGCGGCGCTGGAATGGTCGGCGGCGGTCTACGACGTGGACGTGACCTACTCGGATGGAACGGTCCATCGCTACTACAGCGGGCCGATCACTGTGAGCCGTGGGGGAGGGTGCGATGGATGACGCCGCCGAGCCCTGGGCGCTGGCGATCGAGGTCGATTGCGAGCCGCTTGTGCTCAGCGAGATGCAGGAATACGCGGTCACAGTGACGCCGCCGGCAGATGTGCTTGTGGTTGTTGTGGGTGACCAAGGGCCTCCCGGGAGGGATGGCGTAGACGGTGCCCAATGGGGCGCGACTGATTGGTGATGAAATGGCCCAGATTCGATTTTTCAAAGTGGCGACCCTGCCGGGTACGCTGGAGCCGGACAGCTTCTACTTCGTGGAGAACAGCAACTTCGCCGAATCGTATTTGACGAACTCGGCGGGTGTGGCGCGCTCGATCGGCAACAGCGCGATGATCAACGCGCTGATAAACGAGGCGCTGGCCAGCCTGCCCGGCACCGGCGCGCCGATCCTGTTCGTAGCCGATATCGCTGCACGCGATGCCCTGGAGCCTGAGGGCGCAATCTTCGTCCTGGTTCAGGATGCGAGCGCGGACCCGACAGTCGAATCCGGAGCTGCGCTGTACGCATGGAACCCTGCGACCAGCGCCTGGCTGAAGGTTGCCGAGTATGAGTCGATGGACGTCGAGCTCAACTGGGACGCGATCAACGGGCGCCCGACGTCGACGCCGGCGCAGATCGACACTGCCGTTTCCCAGGCGCACACGCACGCGAACAAGTCGACGCTGGACAAGTTTGGTGAGGAGTCGGGCCTGGTGCGCTTCAACGGCCAGCCGATCCCGGCTGAGTGGAATGGGACGGCCTGGTAATGGCTGTGCTCCAGACCCACAAGGTCGTCGCGCAGTTGCCTGCGGTGCTGGAGCCGAACGCGATCTACTTCGTCCGGCGCAGCACCGGATACGACCAGTTCGTGACCAACGGCGCGGGTGTCGTGGTGGCATACCCGATGAACGTCCGCATCCCAGCGGCTGTTCCTGGGTATCTCGCCGACGGCTCTATGTTGCGGCTCGCCATGAACCCAGACGGCCAATTGCCGGCGTACACCGCCGCCGGCGCTCAACTCAACATCCAGGTGCTTTTCAATGGCTGATGTACGACCGACGAAGTTGCAGAACGACGGCAACGGCTATGGCAGCCTCCGCGAGTTCGCCGACGGCGACACGGTGCCGCTTGCCCTGGGTGGTACTGGCGCTGCAACCGCTGCTGGCGCTCGCACATCCCTTGGGCTTGGGAGTGCTGCAGTTAGAGCTGCCCTGGGTTCAACAGGGGCTTTGTACTCGCGAGACAGCATCCTTGGCTCGGTTTCGCAGTCGAGCGGGGTGCCAACTGGCGCAGTGATCCAGCGGGGTAGTAATGCGAACGGTGAGTTCGTGCGGTTCGCTGATGGAACGCAAATATGCATAGTCACGTTGTTGGGCGACGGTAGTCAGCAACCAGGTACGTCTATATCACTGCCCCTGCCGGCTGCATTTCTGGGTAATTGGACCACAGGTGTCAGCGTGAGTTGGGCGTCGCATGCGAGCAATCCTTCTGTGGCAAACGGGCTGAAAGTTGCCTATGCAAACGGCTCGACATTGTTCTTCATCCTTCAGGACGCACTGGCCACCAATCGTTTGATTTTCACTTTGGTAGGGAGATGGTTCTGATGATCATCAAGTTGTCACCGTACGCACCACTGCCAGGCAGCAACGAGCACCTGTCGCTGAGCAGGACTGGTGATGTGCTCACCGTGAACGGTCAGCCGTTCGACTTCACACCGCTACCGGAGGGCGGTGAACTGCCGGCTGAGGCGATTGGATCGGAGTGGTTCGCTGGTTCCGTAGTGCGACGCGCCGGCCGCATCCAACTGATCCTGCGGTTCCCGCTTGCCGCCGATGCCAGTGCCGCCGCTCGCTTCCCTGAACCGCTGATGATCGAGGCCGATGGCCCAGTGGAGTTACCGCGATGATCGACTGGAGCCAGGTAAAGACCGCTGAACAGCAGGCGCAAGAACGCTGGCAGGCTGAGTACGATGCCTCAACCGCGGCGCGGGCAAATGCCTACCGCCTGGAGAGTGACCCGCTCAAGACCGAGGCCGAGTTCGACGCTATCAAGGCCGGCGTGGAACCGGACTACAGCGCCTGGATCGCCAAGGTCGAGGAGATCAAGGCCAGGTATCCGCTGCCGGACGCGGGCGGCGTGTAGACTACCCATTTTGAATTGGAGCATGACCGTGCTGGTGGTGAGACTCAAGAAAGGGTGGACGCTGAAGCTTGATCGGAAAGTGAACGATGCGAATCGGGCGGGGGTTTGGTCGTTCCACTGCTCCGAGAGCACGTTCGTGCCTGGCATGGATAACTTGCTGCGGCATGCTGCCATTCGTCCGGCTGAGCCGGCAGAAGGGAAGAGCACCGAGGTAGAGGTGGCCATCTGTCGGCCAGGTGATCCGGAGGAGAAGTGGATTCCGGTGGGGAAGGGCGTGGCGGTCTACGAGGCAGAGCGCTGATTTGGTCTTTTTTTCCTCCAAAACGCTACCGTAAGCATTTGATTCTGTTGGCTTGCGGATGTTCTCAAACGAAGTGATTTTTGATGGTATTTTTCGTCATAACTACTTGATGCATATAGGGAAAAACAAATTCTATCGTGCGTCCCAGGCTTTGATGCCGTAGAGAACGTAAGTCATTGCTTCTCCCGAGGCCCGGGTCTTCCCGGGCCCTGCCGATAGGTCGCCGAAAGGTGATCGCCGGATTATGCCACGTCGTTCCGCCCCTGTGCGGTCTCGGGGCTACCGCGCTCGGGAGCGGCATGACGGCAGATAGCCGTGGACGGGCGGGCGGACAGGGAGCCGGGCTGTTTCCCTGGCCGGGAACGGAGAGAGCGCAGGTTGAACAGGTCGATTCGGCTCGCTGGAGAGCATCCTTACCGGTACTTTCGGAATGCTCCGGTCCGCGCTGTACAATCCTTCCCCCGCCGAGGAGATTTCCCATGAGTTGCATCGGTCGCCAGATAGACCAATTGCGCCTGCAGATACCGGGCTTCGCCTGCAAGCCCGGCTGCCACGATTGCTGCGGGCCGGTTACCGCCTCGTCGGAAGAGATGGCCCGCCTGCCGGTGAAGAGCGAGGCCGAACACGACGCCGCCCTGGCCGAGTGGAACTGCGTCCATCTCGGACCGAACGGCTGCGAGGCCTATGAGGAACGTCCGCTGATCTGCCGGCTGTTCGGCACCACGCCGAACCTGCCCTGCCCGGAGGGGCGGGGGCCCGAAGTGCCGGTGGCGGAGCAGGTGGAGCGACAGGTGCATGCGCTGATCGCCAGCACTCGCCAGGTGCTGGTGTAGCGGCCTGCCCGCCGCTAGGTTTCCGCGGTCTCGGTGGCGCGGGACTGCAGGGCCGGTTCGAAGGCTGGTTCGGGCGGCGTTTCCTCTAGGGGCATAGGCTCGTCCGCAGAGAGTTTCTGGAGAACCGCGGCGATCCGCTCGATGCTCTCTTCGAGCTCGAGCACCCGGTTGACCATGTACAGGATCATCTCCGGCGAACTCAGGTGCGCCAGCCGCATGGTCGCCTGCAAGTCGTCGTGGCGGTTGTCCCGGTCGGCCATCAGTGTCTCAGCCAGGCTCTTCAGCAACAGCATCTCGGCGCGCCTCAT